CAATGGGAAGATTATGAAAAAGATAAATATGAGTTTGAGCAATGGCTAGATTCCATAGAAGAAATAGAATTTGAAGAAACGGATGAAGAAAAGTATAACCGTGAAATGGAAATACAGCATGCTCACGAAAGAGAAAAAGGTAAATATACTGATTCTGAATATGAAAAATGGTTGGAAGATAATGCTGACGAAAAGGCAGAACAGCATAAAAATCCAGAATATCCAGAATGGGTCATTAGTACACCAAAATATACAATGACTGTTTCTAATAATTGAGGTTGATATGATACAAGTTTGGAAAAAATGGTTAGTTAATGATTGGAAGTATAATCGTTTCCGATTGATATGTGAAACTCTAGGTTCATTGGCATTTATTAGTATCTATCTGTTAATGGCTTGGTATGGTGATGATGTTTGTATTACTACCATTTTTATAATTCAGTTGGTTGGTTCATCATTACATATTATTAATGCTTATTTAAGAAGTAGTGTTAATTTGATTATGTTGAATACTATTGTGATCCTGATTGCTTTATTTGGATTAGGCAAAATGCACTTGTGGGGAGTTTAATTATGGATAAAAAAGTATATGATATTATGTTATGTCAGGATGGTGTTACACGCTCAGTTGAAATTGTTAATGGTTCACCAAAAGACCCTAGTTATGTTAATCAATGGAAAAAACCAAAGGAAGAAAAGAAAGAAAAACCAAAGGTAAATATTCAACAAAGAATCAGAGAGCAGATGGAAGATTACATTGGTGAAATTGAAGGTAAGGTTGATGATTTTATTAATAGTGATTATAAACTTAAATATGATTGTTATGCTCATTTAAATACTCTTGGTTGTAAGAGTGTTCATGCACGAAAAATGAGACCTTTTTATGTAGATTGTTATAATGAACTGGTGGATGTATATAATAAAGATGATGAATATTATATGGAATCTTGGAGTCATTTAAAACCAAAGTATCATAAAAAGATGATGGATTTTTATGGTGTTATTTGTGATGATATTGACCGACTGATTAAAAATGCTACGGCTCAAAGAAAGCCTAGAAAGAAGAAAACTCTTTCTGCAACAAGATTAGTCAGTAAATTAAAATATCAAAAAGAATTTTCTGATCTGAAATTGGTTAGTATTAATCCAGAGAAACTTATTGGTGCTAATGAACTTTGGATTTATAATACTAGATATAAAACACTTGGTGTATATTATGCAGCTAATTCTATTAGAGGATTGTCTGTTAAAGGTTGCACTATACAAAGCTTTGATAAAGAAACATCAATTCAGAAAACTGCAAGAAAACCAAAAGAAGTTCTTGAGGTTTTAAACAAACGCTCTCTGAAGAAGCAGTTGAAAGATATGAAAACTAGAGAGCAAACTTTGACGGGTAGAATTAATGCCCAAACGATACTACTAGGAGTATTCTAATGATTAAGAATCTTATTATTATGTTTTTATTTCTTGCTTTGGGATTGTTATTGATACAGAATCCCAAAAACATCAATGTTCTTGTTAAAGATGCCGCAACAACAAAAAATATGATAGTTGATGGTGCAGATTATTTACATGAAACTATTGACAGACAGTTCGAGGTACATTCAGAGGAAGAATTTAAAAAAGAACATGGAGTGGATAGAGATATTGAAAAATCTTTAGAAACAATTAAAGAGAAAATAAAAAGGATGGAAGAACCAGTAGCATGAAAGATAAATTCATAGAAGCCCATTTACAAGTTGCTAGAATCTATGGGCAGTTATCAACAGCTGAGAGATTAAAAGTCGGTTGTATTATTGTTAAAGATGATAGAATTATATCTATTGGATATAATGGAATGCCAAGTGGTGCATCCAATGTTTGTGAGAAAGATGGTGAAACTAGACCAGAGGTACTTCATGCAGAAGCTAATGCAATTACTAAGTTAGCAAAATCTACTGAATCTGGTCAAGACGCATTTATGTTTACAACGTACGCACCATGTGTTGATTGTGCTAAATTGATATTACAATCTGGTATAAAAGAATTGTATTATGAATTAGATTATAAGAATGATGATGGGATTGATTTATTGAAGAAGTATTCCCGTGTAAAGATTCATCAATACGAATCAGAACAGGAATTTTTACAATTTATTGACGAAGGTTTATTACCATATTCACATTGAAAGGTCATATTATGAAACGTGAAACATTGATTAAAAATTTACAAAAGAATGTAATGCAAATAACATTTAATAAGGTTAGTGGTGAGGAAAGGGTGATGCATTGTACGTTGAATGAAACTTTTGTTCCAGAAACGAGTGCAAATAATAAAAAGAATAATGATGAAGTATTACCAGTATGGGATGTTGATATTGGAGCATGGAGGTCGTTTCGTTTAGATACTATAACAAACGTGGCTAAACTTGAGGTGATCTAAAATGATACTTATTGATTTTAGTAATGTAATCGTTGGCTCTATAATGATAGCTCATAAAGTACCAGATGAGGAACGATTTAGTGAAGATTTTATTCGACATTTAGTATTAAATAGTATTCGGGCATATAGAACGAAATATAAACAGAAATATGGGGAGATTGTAATTTGTACTGATTTTCATTCTAGTTGGAGGAAGAATGTTTTTCCAAATTATAAAGCCCATAGAAAAGCTGCAAGAGAAAAACAAAAAGAAGAAAAAGGATTGGATTGGAGTGCTTTATTTGATACAATAAGTCAAATCATAACAGAAATTGATACTTATTTTCCATATAAAGTGATAAAGGTGCCTCATGCAGAGGGTGATGATGTAATTGCTGTGCTTTCTAAGTCATTTAGAGAAAAATCGTTGATTATTTCAAGTGATAAGGACTTTTCTCAGTTGTATAAATATAAATGGGTAAAGCAGTTTTCACCAATGAAGCATAAAATGCTCAATGGAATAGACCCCAATGAGTATTTAAAAGAGCATATCATTCGTGGTGATAAAGGAGATGGTATTCCAAATATCTTATCGGATGATGATTGTATTGTAAATGGTGTTAGGCAGAAACCTATTTCAAAAAAGAAAGTAGCTAATTGGCTTGTTCAAGACCCATCAGAGTTTAATGATGATATGAAACGAGGATGGTTGAGAAACAAAATATTAATTGATTTTGATTTGATTCCAAAAGATATTTCTGATGCTATTTTAAAACAATATAATGAAGAAAAGAAATATCAACAAGGCCAATTAATGAATTATTTTATTAAGAATAGATTGAAATATCTTATGGAAAATATGGGAGATTTTACAAGATGACTAAATATATCTCAGAGTTATTTGAAGAATTTGAAAAATTGAAATCAAGAAAAGCAAAGTTGGAATTTTTAAAAGAACATAAAGATCATCCTATGTTTCAAGCAGTTTTGCAAGGAGCATTTGATCCTAATATTAAATGGCATTTTGGAAAAGACTTTCCATCTTATGTGCCAGATGTAGCTCCACTTGGATTAAATCCTTCATCATTATTAAGTGAGATTCCAAAATGTACTGTATTCGCTGTTGGACATCCAAAGTCAAAGGGTGTAACACCAAAACGAATGAAAGAATTATTACTTCAAGTATTGGAGTCTATGCATCCAGCTGAGTCAATGATTTTTGAACAAATGATGAAAAAGAAACTTAAAGTAAATGGACTAACTGAAAAATTAGTCCTAGAAGTATTTCCAGATTTATATAGAAAGGTATAAAAAATGGATATATCAGTTGAAGGAGATTTAAAGACAGTTGTTAATTATACAGCGAAGGGAAAAAAGACTGTAAAAAAATATGATGCATTTGTAATTGAGGGTTTCAATGAAAAGTATATTACTGTTGACATTGAAGAATTATCAGATTCACCATTGGTTTTGAAGTGGGATAGTTTTATGTATTCGACTGAGGTATTTGGTAATAGATTAACTTGTGATTATAAAGTTACTAGAGATTTCACAGCCACAAAAGTATCGCACGGTTCAGATCAACCATCTGTTGTTGCAAAACGAAAGGTAAGTGGTAGACCAATAAGCCAACAATAAGGAGGGTTATGTATATTTCCAAAGATAATTATATTATTCAGGAAATCCGAAACCAAACGCAAAGTGAATTTATACCAACAAAAAGTGTAATAACAAGATGGTTCAATATATTTAATGAAGAAATATTTGACGATAAAATAAATCCTTTCCATGAAATAGAAATAAAAAGAAAGCAAGGTTGCCACGCCGAGCATATTCCTTTAGAAGATGATAGAGGAAAAATATATGCTACACTTTCCATGAATGAAAGATTTAATAATAAAAATGAATTTCTATTTACATTAGCACACGAAATGGTTCATCAATGGCAATGGATGTATTTGACTAGATCAGATCATGGTGAAACATTTTGGAAATGGAAAAGTCGATTAGCTAAATTTGAAATACCACTAGGAGTAAGTATCTAATGCCAGAATATAGTTTTGAATGTACTAAATGTCAAAATGTATTTCAATCATTTCAACGATTGCAAACATGGATAAGCCATTAGACATGCCATGCCCATCTTGTTTGAAAGATGGG